CCGGTGATCACCACATGGAGTCCTACATCTTCGACGAGCCGCCGCCCGACACGGGCTACTACGATCTCACCGAGATCGAGGAGTTCATCGCCTCGCTGTGGCAGACGCGCAACGTCACCCGCGTCGCCCTCGACCCCAACCGCCTGCTGCTCCTCATGCAGCGCCTCGAGCGCGACCATGGGATCCCGGTGGAGGAGTTCGGGCAGACAAACACGCGCATGTGCCCGGCCTCGGCGACGCTGCGCGAGCTCGTGCGCACCGGGCGGATCCGCGCCGGGCGCGGCACGGTGATCAAGGAACACATCCTCAACGCGATCGAGCTGCCCAGGGAGCCGATCGGCTGGCGCATCGGGCGCGGCGCCAAGGCGGAGAAGATCGACGGCGCGATCGCGGCGGCCATGGCGGTCTACATCGCCGAAGCCGAGTCGGACAGCGCTCCCAGCTTCGCCTCTACCGGGGGCGTCTGGGAGCTCTAGAGACGCGGGTGACTCCCTCGCCATGATTGCAGGAGTGCACCTGTCACCGGCCCGAAGGGCGGTCGCTTGAGACTCAATCCGTTCTCCGCGCTCCGCGACCGAAGCGAGAAGAGGTCGCAGGACGCAGTCGACGCGCTGGCGCAGGCGTTCTTCTACGGCGGCAACGTATCGGCCTCGGGAGTCCGGGTCACGGCCGACACCGCCCTCGCCTCCGTCGCCGTCGCTGCCTGTATCGAAGTCAGGGCCGAGACGTTCTCGACGCTCCCCGGCGCGGTCTTCAAGAGGGAAGGCCTGGAACGCCTTCCGCAACTCGACCACCCGGTCGCCCGCCTCCTGTTCGATCGCCCGAACGACCTCATGACATCACTGGAGATGTGGCGCTGGAAACAGATGAGGGAGGACATCACCGGCAACGCCGTGATGCGCATCGTCTGGACGAACGGCCGGCCCGCCTCGCTCTGGCCGCTGTACGGCACGGCTCCTGAGATCAAGGCACTCGACGGCAAGGTCTCCTACAAGTACACCGGCGACGAGTTCACGCCGCCAGGCGTCTACCCGTCCTCCGACGTGATCCACTTCAAGGGCCCGTTTCTCTCGAAGAGCCCCTACCAGGCCGCCTCACCGATCGACCTGATCCGCGAGTCCATCGGCCTCTCGATCGCGAGCGAGCAGTTCTTCGGCCGCTTCCTCAACAACGGCAACCACTTCCCGAGCTACCTCGAGACCGACAACACCCTGAAGCCGGAGGACGTGAAGGTGCTGCGCGAGCAGCTCGGCTCGACCGAGGGCGTGTTCTCCGCCGGCCGCCTGCGCATCTTCGACCGCGGCCTGAAGGTCAAGCAGAACGCCATGAGCCTCAAGGACGCCGACCTATCCGGCCAGATGAGGTGGTACCTCGAGCAGATCTGCCGCCTCTACCGCGTCCCGCTGCCGATCGTCCAGGACTGGACCCACGGCACCTACACCAACTCCGAGCAGGCCGGCCTGTGGCTGGGCCAGCACGTCGCCACGCCGATCGCCGCCAACACCGAGGCCGCCTGCCGCAAGCTGTTCATGGAAGGCGAGGAGAGCCTCTACGCGAAGTTCAACGTGGACGCCTCTCTGCGCGGCGACTATCAGACTCGCACCGCCGGCTACTCGGTCCTGATCAACTGCGGCGTGATCAGTCCTAACGAGGCGCGCGCCCTCGAGGACATGAACCCATACGACGGCGGCAACGAATACCGCCTGCCGCTCAATACCGCCCCGGCCGGCGCTCCACTCGTCGCCGAGCCCGCGGCGCCCGCGATGAACACCGTGAAGGCCGAGGAGATCGTCGCCCCGGCAGACCCCACCGTCCAGGTGCGCAGCGTCCTGGCGCCCATGAAGGTCGACGCCGTGCGCCGCATCCAGACTCGCGCACGGCAGGACCGCGAACGCGGGCGTGACACCGTCGCCACACTAGGTTTCGCGGAGAGGGTCCTCGCGCCACTGGTCGAGGCTCACAACGCCAGCGGGCTCGAGTTCGACCCCGCGGACATCATGAAGGAGTGCGGACTGTGAAGCAGGACTGGGAGACAAGGACAGTGCCGAAGGGCGAGATCCGCGCGATCCCGTCCGGCGGCGACTCTCCGACGAAGCTGGAATGCAGGGCGATCGTCTATAACTCCTGGTCCACCGATCTCGGCGGCTTCCGCGAGCGCATGCTGCCCGGAAGCGCGGAACTCTCGGACGACCTGGTCGGCCTCTTCGATCACGACACCGCCCACGTCCTCGGCCGCGTGAGCGCCGGCACGATGGAAGCCACCCGCGACAACGCCGGCGTGAGCATGGTCACCTACCCTCCGGACACCCAGTGGGCCCGCGACATGCTGGTGAGCATCGAACGCGGCGACATCGGCGGCTGCTCCTACCGGATGAAGGTCCCGAAGGGCGGCGACCACTGGTACGTGCAGGACGGCCAGGTCTGCCGCGACATCCGTAAGGCCAGGATCTCTGAACTCACGATCACGAGCATGCCGGCCTACGTGGAGACCACTGCGGAGGTCCGGAGCCACCTGGCGGCCTTCCAGATGCCTCTAGGACACGACAACACCCGCGACACCGTGTTCGGCACCACGCTCGCCAACTCCGACGCCGATCGCATGGCATCGTGGCTGCGCTTCTACCAACTAGAGAGCGCCCTCGAGACGACGATCACCGACGCCCTGGCGGCGGGAGACCAGGGAGCGGCCGCCGCGGCGTTCTCCGACTTCACCACCTCCGGGGCCGAGTGGCTGGCCGAGCACATCGCCCGCTTCGGCGCCATGTATCCCATCAGCGACGACGACTCCGCCGGCAGCGCCGTCTGGGAGGTCTACTCCCGACTCCGTGGCGACGTCCTGCGCACCGGCCGGGTCCTTTCGGTCGCGAACGAGACACTGTTGAACGCCGCCGTGGATGCCATCGAGACGGCGAGCGAAAGCATCGAGAAGGTCCTCGCCCAGGTCGACCCCAACTGGGTCGACGACGACGAACCCGACGACGACGATTCCCCAGATGCCGAAGGCGGCGCGCCCGACGCATCCACACGCAGCACGGGCGGCGCGCCCGACAAGGGCGAGGTATACGTGCCTCGCTTCGGCTTCACACGGAAAGCGAGGTAGTCGGCCATGGCGCTCGACTATCGCAAGCTGGACGCCCAGGCCGAGGAGCTCCGCACCGCCGGTGCCGAACTCGCGGCCAAGGGCGACGGGATCACGCCCGAAGAGCGTGACTCCCTCATGAAGATCACCGGCCAGCTCAACCAGCTCGACGAGCTCCGCGTGACCGCCCGCGACGACGTCCTCGAAGAGGCGCGCCACATCGCGGAGCACGGCAACACCATCGGCGGCGGACCCGGCGGCCAGGAGAAGGCCGACGCCGACGTGGCGGACGCCTACCGCTCCTGGATGCGCAACGGATCGGAGGAGTCGCGCGCGGCCCTGGTGTCCTTGACGGACGCCAACGGCGGCTACGTGGTCCCGGAACCGATCCACGGCCCGCTGATCCAGAAGTACCGCAACGTCTCCCCGCTCGTCGAGCGTTGCGCGAACTTCACCCTGAGCGGCGACTCGAAGATGTACCTGCCCTACAAGGCCACGCACGCCCCGGTCGCGAACGCGACAGAGACGGGCGCCCGGGCGGAGCAGACCGAGCCGACGTTCCAGAACATCGTCCTGAACGCGGGCGAGTACTACACGGACCAGCGCGCCTCGCAGATGTTCCTCGACTCCGACGTCGGCGGCGAGGAGATGATGCTCGGCTGGATCTACGAGGACTTCGCCGTCCAGCTCAACGCCGACATCGCCGTGGGCGCCGGCACCAACAACACGCCGGCCGGCCTGTTCAAGGCCTCGGGCACGTACACGACCATGCTCTCCGGCTCGGCCGGCGCGGTCGTGAACACGAACTTCCCGACGCTCTTCTTCGCGCTCCCGCAGAAGTACCGCCCGAACTCCGCCTGGTACATGAGCCCGGCGACCCTGGCGGTCCTCATGGGGTTCGCCTACCCGAACCTCAACAACACGCCCCTGGTCCAGCCGAACACGACCGACGGCACGTTCTCGATCCTCGGCAAGCGCGTGGTCGAGGTCGACGACGCTCCGGCAGTCGGCGCCGCGAACTACCCGGTGGCCTTCGGCGATCTCTCCAAGGGCTACGCGGTCGGCATCCACAAGGTGCTCTCGATTTTGAGGGACCCGTATACGGTGGCTCCGTACGTCAGATTTTATGGCGTCGCCCGCATGGGCGGAATCCCATGGGATCCGAGCGCGGTGCAGCTCCTCAAGAGCAACAACGCCTAAGACGGCGCCAAGGCCTGAGGCCGGCGGGGGAAAGCCCCGCCGGCCTCTTCTCTTTCCCGGGTGACGCCATCCGCACAATGAGGAGCAGCAACCACCGGGAGGCACCATGAAGATCACGATGATCACCGCCTACGAGCTCGAGGTCGGCAACGCCGACGGGATCCGTGACTACAGCGGACAGGACGGCGAGACGGTTGACTTCCCCGCGGAGATCGCCGCCATGTTCCTCGCTTCCGGAGCCGCCCGTCCCGCGGACGCCGAAAGCGCCACCCGCGCCAAAGGCGAGAAGGCCACCCGCAGCTAGTCACCGCGAAGGAGACGCATGGACCGTTTCAAGCAGGTTGCGGCAGGTTCCTATGCGATCTCGGTCGCGACCGCTCTGGAGGACGGCACAACGCCGACCGTGACGGCTCCTTCCCTGGCGATCACGGACGGCGCCGGTGTCGCCGTCACCACCGGGACGCCGACCTACTCGAACGGTCTCCTGACCTTCTCGGTGAACGCCTCGCTCCTCACGAAGCTCGACGTCTACCAGTGTGCCTGGACCGGCACGCAATCGGCGGCCTCGGCCTCCTGGAGCAGCTCCTTCGAGGTGCAGGGCGGCTACATCTGCGAGATCGTCGACATCCGCAACTCGGACCGGGCCTTCCTGGACTCTGCGAAGTACCCACTGGCACTCCTGCGCGCCATGCGGAGCTCCGTTCAGGACATGCTGCACCAGCAGGGCAGGGTGTCCTTCATCCCGCGCGGCCGGCGCGTCACCATCGACGGCAGCGCCCCGGACTTCTTTCGCGGCTACACGCCGCTCCTCTACGGCCAGGACACCCGCAAGCTCCTGCTTCCCGACGTCGCCGTGACGCAGCTCTACTCCGGCAATGTCAACGGCGTCGACCTCACGGTGGACGACCTCTCGACGATCACCGTCGACGACTGCCTCCTCTACCGCTCGGCCATGTACCCGCCCTGGCCGTTCGGCCGCAAGAACATCACGCTGCACTACGTCCACGGCCTCACCACCGTCCCCGGCCCGATCGCGCGCGCCGCGGTGATCCTCTGCCGCGAGTACCTGGTCGGCACGGATCTTCCCGGCCGCGCCACGGCGACCAGCATCGGCGACCAGATGTTCCGCCTCACGGTCGCCGGCCGCGACGGCGCCACCGGCCTGCCCGAGGTCGACTCGGCCGTGGACCAGTTCGGACGCCACCAGTACGGAGTCGGCTGAGAAGTGACCGGCATGCAGACGAAGGCCTTCGACGCCCAGGACGCGCTCGTGACGGCGCTCCAGGGCGCTCCCGGCCTCGCCGGCTGGAAGGTCGACTACGGACTCCCGGCGCGACGTGAGCAGCTGCATGTGTGGGTCGACGAGCAGGTCTCGGAATGGACGCAGGAGCAGCGCACCACCGGCCTCGTCTCGAAGGCGGAGTCGTTCAGGCTCCACGTCTACGCCTACGTGCGCCGCACCGGCGCCAGCGCCCTGGACGTGCGCGAAGAGTGCAAGGCCGCCGGCGCGATCATCGAGCAGGTCATCGCCGCGGCGCCCTTCCTCGGCGGCGTCGCCCTCATGGCGCAAACCGTGGGCGGCGAGTACGACGGCGCCTTCGCGGATCTGGAGGGGCGGGCCCTCGAGGGTGTGCTCCACATGATCGTGGCAACGCAGACCTTCCTCGGGTGACGCGAAAGGCAGGATGGACCTATGGCCAAGTACGAGATCACCGAAGCGACGCACATCGAGATGCGCGACCACGGTCGCGTGATCACCTGCGACTTCGAGCCCGGAGAGCACGAGGGCAAGAACGCAGACCAGACCATGATCCTCGAGCACCTCGCCGCCCAGGGGATCGCAACGCCCGTGAAGCCGTCGAAGACGAAGGGGACCTGAAATGCCAGTCCAGAAGATCACCGGAATCATCGGCGTCGCCAAGCAGGCATCCAAGGGGACGATCGCCGCCAACCCGACGTTCGCGCACGGCCTCTACGGAGGTTCGCCGTTCTCCGTCGACGCCCAGCAGGACATGCTGGACGTCACGGCCAGCAAGCGCGTCTCCTACAACGTCTTCCGCAAGGCCGTCGTGAACGGCTCCGACTTCAAGGCGCCGGCCTACCTCAAGAGCATCGGCCTGTGGCTCATGGGCGCGCTGGGCACGGACACCGCGACCGGGGCGGGACCGTACACGCACACCTACTCGACCGGCGACCTGCCCTACCTCTCGGTCCTCACCAAGGGCCTCGACACGACCATCGAAGGTGTGCGCGACTGCAAGGTAGACCAGTTCGGACTCTCCTGGAAGAACAGCGAACCCCTCGAGGTCTCCGCGAAGCTGCTTGGCACGGTCATGAGCTACCCGGCGACGTTCACCCCGACGACGGACGAGACCGGGTCGGACTCCTTCCTCGTGCCGGTCGGCGGCACCTTCCAGTATGACCTCGACGGCTCCACGCTGGCCACCGCCCGCGTCGTCTCCGGTGAGCTCACGATCAACAACAACGTCTCCTCGATCGACCCCAGCGCGGCCGTCGAAGCCGACGACGTTTACGAGGCGCGCCAGGACCACGGAGTGAAGCTCACGATCGTTCCCGACTCGCTCGCCGACTTCCGCAACGCCGTCACCGGCACGCCGGCAGGCACCGCTGCGGCCCTCGTTCCGACGCTGGGCTCCTTCTCCCTGGTCTTCAAGGAGAACAACGCCGGCGCCGGCACGCTCACGGTCACGGCCGCGAAATGCGCCTTCATGTGCGTCTTCCCCGACGCCGACCCCAAGGGCGGCGCCATTCAGGTGGAGCTCGTCGGGATCCCCGTCATGCCGAGCGGCGGCACGGCTCCGGTCGTGTACGTGCTCTCGAACACGCAGGCCTCCTACTGAGCCAACGAAAGGGCAGCAGATGAAGAAGGTCATCGTCCGGTACCTCGAGGCGGGAACGCCAGAGGAGACCTTGATCGTGGGCAAGGGCGACGAGCTCCTCATGAAGCAGTGGGCCGACGGCAAGAGCTGGGTCGACGCGGACCTCAAGAGCCAGCGCCTGGCCTACGAGGTCGCCAAGCGCACCGGACGCACGAATCTCGCCTTCGAGCGGTGGCTGGACGGCGTCTCCGAGGTCGAACCGCGGATGAGCCTCAAGGACGTAGACGACGCCGAGGGCCTGGGTGAGATCACGGCCGCACAGGCAGAGTTCCTGCGCACGCGCATCGCCGAGCTGGGAGACGACCCGGGGGAATCGGCAGCGCCGCGTTCCTGATCGCGGACGTGGCGCTGGCAGCCGGCTTCGGCCTCGACCTGGAGCGCTGCAACCCGGAGGTCTTCGAGGCCCTGGTAGTGCGCCTGGGAGAGCGAGAGAAGCAGCGCAAGGTGGAAGAGGCAAAGGCCGAACTCGAAGCGAGGGTGCGCGGACGATGAGCCTGGAGATTTCGATCAACGGTCTGGACCAGACGGTAGCCGCGCTCAAGGCCTTCGAGCCTGACCTGCTCAAGTCCATGAACCGCGAGATCCGCGGCATCGTCAACGTC